TCCGGTGGTGGTAGCGCTGGTGGTGGTGACACTGGCGGAGGAGACAAGAAAAAGGCTTCTTCTAGAAAGAGGCGTTCTTAGTGAATGGAGGCACTATGAGAACAATATTTAAAACTATTATAGGTTCATTGCGGCGCATCGCTAGAGAGATATTTTATCTCGGATGGACTTTGGCAGGCACAGGACTGGTTCTGATAACTTTATCGTCAACCACGTTAAAGCAAGGAATATATATTTCTGTAGCCGGTCTTGCACTGCATCTCGTTGGTACGGTATTAGACTATGTAGATGATGAGAGAAGCGATGACTCAGACAAGTAAACTCGTATGGAATACTGCTGGTCGAATCATGGCCGTCTTCATGATGAATGCTATGGCTATTATTGGTGGCTCTAGTCTTATTGGTGGAATTGATCCGTGGAAGGCAGCGTTCTTGGCGGGTGTCACAAGTGCGGCTACTGTTCTCCAGAAGTTGGCGGCTGCTTATGCCGATGATGGTAAGATTACTGCCGAAGAGATTGATTCTGCATTCACCTTGTCTCAGCCTAAGAAAAACCTAGACTAACTTTTGTATAAAGGTAGTTCCTGAGCGATATTATCCTTGTGGTACAATAAAAGAGAGGCAATTTGCCTTTTAATTATCCCCTAACAAGGAGAAACTTATGGATGTAAGCATCTACAAACAGGCTGGAGAGCGTGCGCTCATGACATTTGCCCAGACATTTCTGGCTATGTTTGTTGTGGCAGACCTCAGTTCAGCCAAGGGCGCTGCTACGGCTGCGCTTGCTGCTGCCCTTTCAGTGGTGAAGTCTTTCGCCGCTACTAAGGTCGGTGACAAGACAACCGCTTCTCTCGTCTGAGAAAGTGCCCGGACCGCTTGATTTAGGTTTAGCAGTCCTATAAGATATGTTTGTTAGGGGAATAGTTTGCTCTTACCTTCCCTAACAGGGAAGTACCCCAGTCACGTTTGTGGCTGGGGTTCTTTCTTTCTTCGGGACCGCTTCTCGGGGATGTGCTTCAGCATGTGTGTGTGCACGGATCGCCATTGACCATGACCGTGCGAGCCTCCCCAAAGGTCAACCCATTCACTGTCCAAGTTAGTGTTTATTACGTGGCGTATGAACTTGTATTTCCCTTGTTCTCCCTTGATACGGCACTCGTCGCCCTTTGAAAGGGTCACTTGCGGGGAAATTTGATACTCTTCAGAGACAAGCCAGCCTTCTGGCGGCCCAACGGGTTGTGTTTCTTTCTTCTTTCGTGCCATTTGTATATCCTCCTTGATTAGCAAGAATACTACATATGATAGCGTCTGTCAAATCGAATCGTAAATCTTGGCGGCAATTTCTTCTCTAACTTCAATGTTTTCATCCAAGTAGACTTTTGTGTTAGCCCTTCCCTGCCCGATGTTCTCACCCTTGTAGGCGTACCATGCCCCCTTCTTGTCGATGATCTTCATCTCTACGGCAATATCTACAATGTCACCAGTTCTACTAATCCCCTCACCGTAAGCAATTTCAAATTCTGCCTGTCGGAAAGGTGGGGCTACCTTGTTCTTGACTACCTTGACACGGGTTTTGTTGCCGGATGCTTCTCCGTTATCCTTGTCTTTGAGTGTCTCAATTCTGCGAATATCCATTCGGACTGATGCGTAGAACTTTAGAGCCTTTCCACCTGTTGTCACTTCTGGTGAACCGAACATTACGCCAATCTTTTCTCGCAACTGGTTGATCATGATCAGAACGGTCTTTGAGTTGTTTAGGTTTCCGACAATCTTTCGCATTGCCTGCGACATTAGACGGGCGTGTAAGCCAACATGGCTGTCTCCCATTTCGCCTTCGATTTCTGCACGAGGGGTCAATGCGGCAACAGAGTCAACGACTACGACATCTAGCGCACCTGAAGCGATAAGTTGGTTGGTAATTGTGAGCGCCTGCTCGCCAGTGTCTGGCTGTGAAACAAGAAGGTTGTCGATATCGCATCCAATTGCCTTTGCGTATATTGGGTCTAGTGCGTGCTCTGCGTCAATGAATGCGCACCTTCCTCCACGCTTCTGTGCTTCTGCGATAACGTGCAGGGCGATAGTGGTCTTGCCAGATGACTCTGGCCCGTAAATTTCTGTTACTCGTCCCTTAGGTAATCCACCCACACCTAGGGCCAAGTCTAAAGCGATTGATCCGGTTGAAACGGTTTCGATCTTCATGGAGGCGTTGTCGCCAAGCCGCATGATGCTTCCAGCACCAAACTGCTTTTCAATTTGCGCTACGGCGTCTTCTAAAAGTTTATCTTTGTCCATGAGGGTATTGTATGAGAACGGTGGCATACAGTCAAGGGGGCTAGTAAAATAGATTTATGGATAAAAGAGGACCTAAGCGGATGGTGGTCAACGCTGTGAAAGTTGGTGAGTACGGCAGTACTAGTTGGCATGTTGAGTTGGAGTGTACACACACTACGGAGACTAAACGTAAGCCTAAAGTTCAGGAGGACAAACTGTGCTGTAAGTCGTGTCTTGCTACTCTGCCGGTAAGTGTTCAGGATGATCCTTGGATCGACGCATGGGTTGAGTATGACCCGATGGAGGAACTTCGGGCTAAGGCGACGATTGCCTCTAAGGTTGGTGTCCCTATTGATCAAGTTGAGTTTTTCAACGGCACAGCGACGGTTTTCATTGATGCTCAGCAGGTGAAGCGTCTACTCTGATTTTTGGTATTTCTCTCCCACCCTATCGTGTGGTAGTTGACGCTACTTCACGATAGCCTTAGGACGAACCCGTAAGCATTATTAGAGGCTGTTCACTTCATGGACCCCAAACACCGCCTATTTTTTCAGCGATGCCCACTCTCCCTAGATTTGGCTCTAGTAGCCCGTGTGCCGGAACCGCTTGGGCGTTTGCTTGTTCCGAACCTGTTCCTCAAGGCTTGATGCTCTCCGTGCAGTGACTGGCATCCCGTCAAGGATGTTGTTCCAGTGTATCGTGTGATTCATATCGTTCCTCTTTGGGCAGGCGTGCCCGTCTTATCAGTAAGTACCAGTTGCGTAACGAGTGTAACCCACCGGTCCTTCAGTGAACGTGTATGTCATCGGGATTTCCCGGTTGCAGTCTTTTGGTAGTTTGCTCCTTGTTAGTTTGGGGCTATGTTACAGCATCGTGGGGGGTGTGGTCAAGTTCGGTTTATGGGTTGTCTGCTTGACAGTCGTGTTTTAAAATATGTGTAGTTTACAAGTCAAGGAGTGTTATGTTTTCTATAGATTGTCCCCCGTGGTATAAGGATGCACCTTGTGCGGGTAAGGATAGATTGTTTTTTTCGGCTAAGCCTGCTAGCAGGAAATTGGCGTCAAGTATTTGTTCTTCGGAGTGTCCTAACACATCGGAGTGTCTTGAGTTTGCTGTTCGCAACAATTTGACGATTGGTGTATGGGGAGGAAAAACTGGTCCAGAACTTTCCCGTTTAGTTGATAGTGTTGATGCATGAGTGAGGACTACGAGTTCGATGATGATGTTCTCGCCGTATTGAAGCGTGGTGATGCTACTATCACTTTTATTGTTGCACCGTCTTCTGCCCTTGATGGTGAGGATTTTGATATTGTTTTGTGGGATGAAAGTGCTATGGTGCTTGCTGTTTCGGAGGAGTACATGAATGAGGAAATTGACGAGTTCGTTATTAATAAAATTATGGTTGATTTGGAGGGCCTTGAGAATGATGATCTTCGTGAGGCGGTAAGCGATAACGCTAGCAAGTATATGGGTTTAAAGTTGTCGGAGATTCTTCGTGAGGCGATCAGTTCGACTTCCGTTCCGTACGATTCTAATTTGTCTGCTTCTCTCCGCAGGGTGCTGGATGAGGGTTGACTTCTATATTGAAATTCGGTAGAATACCTATGTATTTACTATCTATTAAGGAGTTAGATGTCTGTTTTAGAGAACCCTACCGATGCACTTAAACAAGTGGTGACTAGCCTTCGTAGTTTTGAGTCTGACTTGATGGAGTTGCCAAATAATTTGGAGTTTGCTGAGAACACAGAGTTGTTGCAGTTGGCTACTGATCTTCATGGCGTTAAGGGTTACGTCACCGATCTGTTTAATGAGTTGCAGAGCATTTTGACTGAGCACATTGGATTTGTTGGGGTACCTGTCGTAGTGGACGGTGCAACTGTTGAAATCAAGTCTGGCGCTCCTCGCAAGAGTTGGGATCACGAGAGTATCATTTCTGATGTGAGCCGTCGCATTGTTGATAGCAGTGTCGATTTGAACACGGGTGAAATAACTAAGTCGCCTGTCGATATGATTCGTGAGGCTTTGCAGTTTGCCGGTATTTCTTATTGGAAGGTTTCAAAGTTGAAGGAACTTCATTTGGATGCTGATGAGTATTGTGAAGTTGGAGAGTCGAAGAAAAGTCTAGTTATTAGGAGAGATAAGTGAGCATTTTAAATAGTTTGTCGGAGCCGTTTCCGAAAGAAGTTGAGCGCCAACTCAAGAAGGGTGGGGCTAGCCTTACGTATATTCCTATCAGCGAGGTCATTACTCGTTTGAATAAGGTGTTGGGCATTGACATGTGGTCGTATAGTGTCATATCGTGTGAGCGTGATAGTCGTGATCCAGATTTCGTTGTTGCCCATGTTCGGTTAGAGGCCACTTTTGTACCTACTAATGATGCTCCTGCTTTGACTGTTATCAGGGATGGTGTTGGCGGTCAGAAGGTTAAGCGCACTAAGGGTGGAGACATTGTTGATCTTGGGGATGAGATGAAGGGTGCAGTTTCCGACGCACTGAAGAAGGCGGCACAGCATTTAGGTGTAGGCTTGTATCTTGCACGTTCCGAGGAGGCCATGTATCTGGAGGCTGTTGAGGATCAGGCAGATCAACCAATTAGCGTAGAGCATTTTGAGAAGTTGCGTGGGGTTTTGAATAATATGCCACCGGCTTCCATAACTGATGCCCGTTCGCATTGGGATGATATTAGCGGCGGGTTGCCGTTTGAGCGTGAGCATGTCACACGTACTCTTTTGGAGCAGATGTTGGCTTTCGTTAAGTCCGTTTCTGTTTCAACTGAGGAGAGCAATGACTAACCTTCCGCCGTCAGGGCTTATGACATATGATGACCCTCCGTATATGTCACCTAGTTCTATTAGCACATTTCAGCAGTGCCCGTTAAAGTATAAGTTTTCTAGGTTAGACAAGTTACCGTCTGAGTCTACGGAGGCTCAGGTACTAGGGTCGTTTGTTCACGAGGTGCTTGAAGAGTTGTTCAAGGTTGAGCGTGCTGAGAGGACTGAGGTGACTGCTCGCAGGTTTGCACGTGAATTGTGGGAGTCCAAATGGGGCGACGAGTTTCATTCTTTGAGAGTCAAGTGTGATGAAAACGAGTTCCGCTGGAAGTCGTGGTGGTGCATAGAAAACTATTTCGGTATGGAGGACCCAACGTCTTTTGATGCTGGCGGAATTGAAGCCAAGATGGATGGCTCTATTGACGGTGTACCTCTTTTTGGTATTATTGACAGGTGGTCAGTTGAAGATGACAAACTCGTCATTTCAGACTACAAGACTGGCAAGAAGCCTCGCCCACAATATGAGTGGGAGAAGAAAATGCAAATCACCATTTATGCTATTTTGCTTAAAGAGCAGACAGGTATGGATGTTGGTCGGGCTGAGTTACTGTATGTAAAGTCTGGCCAGTTCGCTCGCTACAATGTAGACGAAGAGTTAGAGTCTGCCGTAAGGGTAGAACTAACAAACACATGGGATCAAGTTACTACGAGTTGTAGTTCTGGTGATTTTGAGACACGCACTGGTCCATTGTGTAACTGGTGCGACTACAAGCCTTTCTGTCCTGCGTGGAGTTGATATGGGATCAATAAATAACTTCGCTTTACTAGTTTCTGAGGATATTAAGAATAAAGCAGATCAGCGCACACGAGACTATTTGCGACTTGAAGAAAATCGAGATTTGTGGCGTGCATGTTTACTAGATATAATTGAGACCGTATCAGGAAAGATTGATATGCTTGATACAGAGATTTCTGCTCTACGGTCTACGTACACCGACTTCTCTGTTGATCCTGCTGCGGCACTTGAGGATCAGAAAAGTAAGTCTATGCGTTTTCGGTTTCATGCCGAAAAGCGTCTAGCCGAGTTGGATAGAATGTCCGCACTAGGTGACGCTACTGATCCCTCTGTTTCCCTTGCCACGTTTCTCCGTGATTGTATTATTGAACATAGAAGGAGAGTATCTGATTCTAGGGAGCCCTGCGAGGCAGATACTGCATTGTGGGCGTCGCTGGATGGGGAGTGGAAGTTCTGATGAAGATTGGTTTTGCTTCTGCTGACTGGTCGCTGTCTATGAGGGACCCTTTTGGTAATCCCGTAATGGGAGGGTCAGGCCATATTAGACTAGGGCAGTTTATTCGTGTCTTGTCTGAGAGTGGTTATGATTGTGTTCTGGGCGGTTTGGCTTTTGATAACAGAGCAAAAACTTTCGGTGTAGCATCTTTCCACAATAAGACACATTTTGATTGTGATGTAATGGTTTTACAGCGGTTTATGCATATGGACGTTTTGCCTGACATGCGTTCAGCGCAGGCTTCTGGTCAAGTCGTATTGAACGATTTAGACGATTGGTATTGGGGGCTTAGTGAGAAGAATGCCGCACACCGTTTGTCTGATCCAAGTAAAAATGTAAAAGAAAACATCAACTGGTATAAGGATATATTGATTGCTTCAGATGGTGTGTTGACTTCTACTCCGTTTTTATTTAATCAGGTTAAACGGTGGAACGAGAATGTGGTGCTTCAGACCAACTACGTTAACACTAATCAGTTTAGTAAAGTTAAACCATTTGAACCACGGAATGCCACAAAGTTTACTGTTGGTTGGATGGGGTCCACTGCTCATAGAAGCGGTGATTTAGAGATACTTCGTCCGGTTGCTAATCAGATTTCACAGTTTGCCACATGGCATCATACCGGAGATATCGTTGCTCCTAATCATCCCAGATTCTACAAGGAAGTTGGGGTGTCTTCTGGGGCGGTCTCTACTAGTCCTTTCTTACCCCCTTACGAGTTACAGAATGGCATGTTGTTTAACGCAGGTATAGTGCCACTTACTAATATTCCCTTCAACCACGCAAAGTCCTATATTAAGGGATTAGAGTATGCCGCTTCAGGTATTCCATTTGTTGCTTCTTGGTCTCCACAATACGAGGAGTTAGTGGAAGAGCATGGGATTGGCTTTTTGGCAAAGTCTGAAAAGGACTACGTTAAATTACTTAAGGTCTTCAGTGATGGCGACTACCGTGTCGAAAAAGGATTAGAGTTCAAGCAAAAGGCCAAAAAGTTCGATGTAACTATTGGTGCTGAGAGGCTTGCTGAAAATATCGCTACCCTAGTAAAGGAGGCACGCCGTGAAAAGAGGTAAGCCTTTGAAGAGAAGTCCTATTAAGCGTGGTGATAGTACTTTAAAAAGATCACCCTTACAGAATCGCTCAAAGAAAATGAGCGATACCTATGTTGAGCGAAGAGAGATAGTTAAAACTCTTGTACAGGAGCGCAACTATTGTGAGGCGTGCCTGCTTTGGATAATGTTTGATATAGCAAGGAACGCTAACGATTCTTTGGTTTACACGCCAAATAAAGTAATGTTTGATTTATCAAGGAAGGCTAACGATTCTTTGGTTTACACGCCAAATAAAACCCGTGATATCCATGAGATAGTCAACAGGTCGCAGGGAGGGTCGATTATAGATTTACGAAATCTTCTTGCCGTCTGCCGTCCATGCCATAACAGAATAACCACTGACCCGAAGAATGCCGAGCGATTAGGTTTGCATCTGGAGAGTTGGTGCAACAATGAAGACGGCTTCAAGGAAGCAGAAAGGGTTAGGTATGAGTGGTCGCAAGGAAATATTGCAAAGCCTCATTGGTTCAGCGCTGACTGAGCATCCAGACATTTTAGATGAAATAAATTCTTTGTCTGGAAGTTTCGCAGATAATGAGTTGCCCCCTCTTGACCGAGAGGATGTTAATTCGCAGTTCTTGAGTGACTTGCAGACATCTTGGAGAAGAGACGGCGTGGCAATTTTAGAGTCATTTATTCCGGATGATATGATTGACGCTTATCGTAATGACTGGATTCAACATAACCGAGTGAATAATGATCGCCCTATGGGGTATCCCGGCGAGTGCGCATACTTTCAGGTTGAAAGTCTAATGCGTCTGTGTACGTATAAGCCGTTGCACGATGTCCTATCCCATATCATTGGCGATAATATGGGTGTCCATTTGAACCTTACTGGGTGGAAATCAACACAGCGTAATTGGCATCAAGACGGTTATTTAAACCCTGATTCCAATCGTGATCATTACCTTGCGGTTTGGATTGCTTTAGATGACATCCACGAAGATTCTGGCCCGTTTGAGTTTGTTCGGGGTTCGCATGTTTTACCAATTATAACACAGGATAAAACTCTAAGTAGACTATCTGCAAATGAGCGCAACGATCCGCTGTGGCCTAAGTATTCAGAGCGGTTTTTAACACCAATGTTTGAGGATTTGCTGGAACGTGGTGGACTTAAAACTGAGAAGTTTACTGCTAAGCGTGGGGACGTACTAGTGTGGCACGCTCGTTTAATGCATCGTGGGTCTAGTCCAAACAATCCTGACCTATGGAGAGAATCCGCAATCATACACTACTCAGGAGTTTCGCACAGACCAGACATGCCTAAGGCAGAACAGTTTGAGGACGCTGGTTGGTTTTTCCCCATTAATCAAAATATACCGTTGTAACATGTCTGCTAGTTATGGTAAGCAGGCTAAAGCGAAGGCCACTAAACTTCATAGCCTGTATGTAAGGACTAGAGACAACTTTACTTGCAGATGGTGTGGTGCAACAAAAGATGACGGAAAGCAAATTCAGTGTGCCCACATTCTGTCTAGAAGTATTTCTGCCACGAGGACAGACGAAAACAATGCTGTAGCCTTATGCGCTTCGTGCCATTGGAAGCAGTCTAAAAACCCTTTAGTGTGGGCACGTTGGTTAGAGGATGAGTTAGGCCGAGAGGCTTTAGATCATCTTTTGGAGATTGGAGTACCCGGAGTTAAAGTTGATTGGGACGCTGAGGTTAAGCGTCTACAAATCGCTCTTGACCTACTGGTCAGTGGATAGTATTATATGGTTATGGGTAGTATCCGCACGGCACCGATCAGCACTGTTGAGGTTGAATCAGAATTAATTAGATTGACTAGCGATCTAGAAACCGAGACAGAAGCGTTTGAGATTCTCGCTAAAGACCATGCTGTAAAAGAGGCAGAGTACAAAAAGCAGTGGTTCAAAGAGTACCTCGCTGCTGAAGGCGCTGTAAAACAAAAAGAAAGTTGGGCTGGTTACAAGACTAGTGATCTGTACTATGACGCTATGGTAGCAGAAGCCCTTGTTAAAGCAAAGCGAGAACGACTGCATTCTTTAAGAACTGCTTGTGACGCTTTACGGACAATTTCTGCAAACGTAAGATCACAAACAAAGTTCTGAGGACATGTAATGAAAGAATATTTAAATGTTGGGTGCGGTACACACTATGCTAACGGATGGATTAACACAGATGTTTGGGAGGATCACCAAACCAAGCCTGACGTTGTAGTTACCCCCAACGAGCCGTATCCTTTTGATAGTGATAGGTTCGACGCCATTTTTCTAGGCCATGTGTTAGAGCATATGGATTGGAGCGACGTAGGTGCATTCCTAGTTGAAATGAACCGTATCGCTAAACCGGGAGCCCCCATTTTAGCGGTGGGTCCTGACGTTTACAAGACGATTAAGCGGTGGCGAAAGAATTCTGAGCCGTGGTCAATGATTGAGTCTGTAATGGAACATCAGGACGTATATGGAGGGTACACTTCTTTCATTAACTCTGATGCGTATTCGGCGCAGCCTCCCGAGTGGTGGGACGGTGCCGCACATCATTGGAACTGCCACGAGGAGAGGATGCTATCAATTATGAAGTCAGTGTTTGATAACTGCTCAGTTTACTCAGATACAATCCCGTGTGATGTATCAATGAAATCTTGGGAGGATTCTAGTACCGGAATCACATGGCCAGTCGTTGGGTATTGGCACTGGCAATGTGCGGTGATGGGGTATGCGACATGAAACATAATATTGCTGATAACATCGAAGTGCTAGCAGTCGATATCGGTTTGTTGAAACCCTTAGAGAATAATGCTAGACGTGGTAATGTAGACGCCATTATGGCTTCGTATAAGAAGTTCGGACAAGTCAAGCCTATTGTTGCAGTTACTGACAGTGACGGAACTTTAGTTGTTATTGCTGGTAATCACCAGTTGGAAGCGGCTAAGCGTTTAGGTTGGGATCGCATTGCTGTATCTGTTGTCGATATGAATTCGGATGATGCACTTGCTTTTGCTCTTGCTGATAACAGGATTTCTGATTTAGGCACCACCGATAATGAGATGCTTTACGACATGCTAACTTCCGTCTTAACCGATGATGAAGATTTTTTTGAGTTGCTAGGGTGGGATGACTTTTCCGTTGCTGCCATAGAGAACTCTGTAATCTCTATAGAGTTTGGCGAGACAGTTGACCCTAATGGTGGGTGGAACGCCCCAGAGATTGTTATTTCTGATGTCTCTGATCACACCCCTATCAACACGGATCGGACTCCGGCTCCTTCTCCAACCTCTGGGGCAACAGTGGACCCTACACGTACTACAACCTCAGACATAGTAACACAGGGAAGCACAGCGGCTGGTACGTCAGGGGTAAGGAACGCTTCGATTCAGTTCACGATTGTGTTTGAGAATTCAGATCAGCAGTCAAAATGGTATTCGTTCTTAAAGTGGTTGAAGGAAAGTCCTGCTTATGATGGTGATACGACTGCAGAACGGATGCTGGATTTCGTTCAGCAACATTCACCCCGTGGTTGATCATGCCTAGACGCCGAATGTTTCTTGACATAAACTGTGTTGACGCTGCAAGGCAGCGGATTCGTCATATATATGATACGTTCGATACTGTATGCGTACAGTTCAGTGGCGGTAAGGATTCTACAGCATGTCTACTTCTAGCAAAAGAAGTTCATGAAGAACGTGGGCTGGGTCCTGTCAAAGTCATATTTAGAGATGAGGAGATGCTTTCACCTTCTATTGAGGACTACGTGACCCGTGTAAGCAACTACGATTGGGTGGACATGGAGTGGTACTGCTTACCACAGGGGCAAGAACTGTGGGTTCTTGGGGCAAGGCAGTATATCCTATTATGGTCTAAGCAGCGTGAGAAAGAAGGGCGCTTATTTAGACCTTATCCTGATGGGGCAATCCGTGCAGAGGACTTCGGGCTTAACCCTGCTGAAGCAATTCCACGCCGAATTGACGAATACACAATGCAAGGCAAGCGTGGACGCACTGCTTTCATTACTGGAATCCGTGCTAATGAGTCCATGATTAGGTATCGTACTGTTACACAGAAGTTGCACGAGAACTATATCAATCGACCATTCAAACTTTCTAAGGCTGTTCCTTTAAGGTTCGCAAAGATAATATACGACTGGACATCAGACGACGTTCTAAAGTTTATCACAGAGGAGCATGGTGCTGAGTACTGCGAGTACTACGACTTCGCCGCCATGAGTGGAGCAAACCAGCGTGTGGGTATCCCTTTACACTCTGTGGCCGCACGACGGCTAACGGATGTTATTCGAACGGAGCCAGAGTTTTACGACAACCTAGTTAGGTGTTTCCCCAGTATCGACGCTCAGCGCCAGTTATGGTCAGAGTTCGATATTGAACAGGTTATTGACATGTACTCTGAGATGGGCTGGAAGGGAGCGAAGTATTGCATTGATGACAATATTTTGACACAAGGAATGCGCAAAGCGGCAATGGTGTATACGAATGAATTCAAGAAGCGCCACGTCAAAGACCCGTACGGTTACCCTGTTGACCATTTAATTAGAACACTCATGCTTAACACGTTTATCGGAACCCCAAGTCCAGTTGGTCCAAAAACAAAAGCACACAATAAGCGGGTTGCCTTACTGGACCAAGACCATCAGATGCTCATGGATGCTGACAGCCTTGACATTCAAGACGATACTCGGTAAAGTATCTAGATGGACTACACGAAAGTATCAGAACTTAGACCCGCCAAATGGGCGTCTGCGTGTTATATTGTAACACCTGACTATAAGAGACTTTCAGAGTCAATCGGCACGTATGGTATTTTGTCACCAATTGTAATTCAACCTGACGGAACGATTGTGGACGGTTACCATAGGTGGCTAATTGCAAACGAGCAGTCAATAAGCAAGGTCCCTGTTGTAGTAGTGGACGTTGACGATATTGCCGCCATGCTGCTACACATCGACATGAACAGGTATAGAGGCATCGTTATAGCCAAGTATCTGTCACGAATGATTCAGAGAATATTGTCGTCCGGAAGTTACGACCACGATTCTTTACGTAAACGTATGTCTATGACTAAAGATGAGTTTGATATTCTCGCTGACGGCTCTTTAATTAAAATGCGTAAAATCAAGCAACACTCTTATTCTCCTGCGTGGGTACCGATTGAGTCCAACACTGGTGAAGACATTACCGTTGAGAGAGTGACAGGACACGCCGAGCAGGTGTGAGAAAGAGGTATAAAATGGAAATGAACGCTTATCAGGTGGCGGCAAATGAGACCGCTGTTTTCCCGCCTACACGTGGTGTTGAGTACACTACACTTGGTCTTACGAGTGAGGCAGGTGAGGTTGCTGACAAGGTGAAGAAAGTTATCCGTGACAATAACGGAGAGTTTTCGGAACAGCACAAAGCGGATATCGTTAAGGAACTTGGCGATGTGTTGTGGTATGTGTCTAGTCTCGCTTGGGAACTAGGTTATACCCTTGATAATGTTGCCGACATGAATATTAGCAAGTTATCTAGCCGTAAAGAGCGAGGCAAGATCGGTGGCTCTGGGGATGACCGCTAAACCTTGGCAGTCTTTAATATCCGCATTTAATGATGAGTCTGCTTCCGCTGACTCTCTACTCGCTAATGCCGCAGCAGACTATTTAGTAGTAGTAAATCAGGTGTTTGTATTCGACAAGTTCAAGTCAGAATTTGTTGAGGTACCTAATCGGTTCGTTACTGGCCGGGAGGTACTTTCTGATTCTGGTGGATTCCTTGAAAACTGGGAAGTCGTTAAGGACCGATACGAAATAGAGCAGAACCAGAAAATCCTAAATCGTGCAATAGGGATAGTTAATAAAGCAGGCTCGTCGGCAAGATTACTGGGCTGTGGAACTCTTGACGAGGGAAGAAAGTTTTTTGCTGTAGTTCATACTGGCGCTATAAGTGTTAGATGTAGTACTGGCAGAGATGACTTCATTGACTCATACATAGTTGTAATGTCGTCCCATGACGGAAGTATTCCCATTTGCTACTACAACCTAGATGCCCGTAGGCTGACCGGAACAATTTACAGAGTTGCCTCAACACCTGCTGTTGATTTCAGCATACGGAAGCGCCACACACCAAGTGAGGCCGACTTAGACAAGCAAGCAGTGGAAGTTTTACAGATGCGAAAAGAGTGGTCTAAGTATTTAGGTACTAGTATCAGAAATCTATTTCGCCCCAGTAGCAGTAATTATGACAACGAGACGTTAGAGAAATTCTGGCCCGTTAATTCAGCGACAACTGAGAAAAGACGAGAACACGCTGAAAGTGTACACGACACTATCAGGAAGTTAATTAAGTCCCAACACAATCAAGGATGTTTTGGGAATTGTAGGTGGGCAACATTTAATGGAATTTGCGAGTACATTGACTTCCACAGGAATGTTGCAGAGGATGAAGCCGCACAGCAGATGTTTGAAGTTGACAACTATAGCCATAGATTAAAAGTTGATGTGTTTAAATGGTTGAGCACCTAGCCGACAATATATATGTGTTTCGTGAGTTTAGTACTAATTATGAGATGCTACTGGGGGCACTTATAAATGTGGACCAAAATAATATTCAGGTCACCCCACATCATACATTTTTAACGTATGCTCCAGACCATGCTAGCGATCCTAAAATGTTTGAGGTTGTTTCCGAGTATGTTGAAGACATTGCACTGGCACTATTAGGTACCTATGGATTTAATGGTGTTGAGAACATTAGCGTGCCTGCTGTAATGTACAGAGTTGGTCAGAGTATGCCTGACCACGACGATATGTACCATAACGCCAGCGACCCTGAGTTGAGAGAAAATGTGCACGTTTACAGCACTGTTCATTTTTTAAACAATGGTTATAGCGGAGGAGATTTAGTTTTTCCCAATCTCGGTCTTGTTATTCAGCCAGAAAGCAACATGCTTGTTATGTTTGGTTGCGAGCACGTCCACCGCTCCGAGACTATAACCTCAGGAGTGAAGTATTCATCTACAAAGTTTTGGAGAGATAAAAATGCAGTTCAGTGAAAGCCTACAAGAGAACTTCGTAATTGATATTACTGAGCAGAAGCACGACGGCTACTACGTTGAGTTGGGTGCGTTTAACTCCCATGAGGGTAGCAACACTCGTGTGTTGGAGCAAGATTTCAATTGGCGTGGAGTTTCTTTTGAAATTGAGAAAGACCGCAGGGAACAGTTTACTGCGAACAGAAGCAATCCTTGTTATGGTGATGCGCTTGATTTCGATTACACTGATTACTTTAAGTCTGCAGGGTTCCCTAACCAGATCGACTTTTTACAGGTAGATATTGATGCTGGGTATACTGAGGAAATGCGCCCTAACGGAAGCCCGTACACTTCGTTGTTGGGACTCATTGCCCTACCGCTGACTTTGTACAGGTTTACTGTCATAACGTTTGAGCATGATGCTAACATGTATTTTAGGAATACATCTATACGTGACGCTCAAAGAGAAATTCTTGATGCGTTAGGATACACTCTTGTTGCTAGAACAATTCATGAGGATTGGTGGGTAGACCCGACAGTGGTCAAGCCCGATGTATACCGCAAGCATTTGAGTTGGGAAACTCTTTAGCAGATAATTTCTATCTTTCGCTTGAGCCCCATTCCAAGCCCTGCACAAACATTGAATGCATGTGTCGCTGCGTCAACTTGGTCGTCGTGGACTCGTGCTTCTGGGAATGCTGACATTTCATCAATAAAGTCTGTGTTCCAGTCTGCCTGAACGAGTCGGACGTTTCCATTAGCCACTGCTGCGGCAAACGGTTTTGCTCGTGTAACCTTGTCTCCTGTTGCTCTCTGACCAGAGAACGCATATCCGGGCAATACGTATCTAGCATATTGGTCGATTAGGTTCTTTCCCGCAGAGCCGGGTTCTTGCTCCATTTGAATTGCTATTTCTACACCGTCTTCTTCCGCAGTGTCTCTAATAAACTTTTCAATTTTTTCACCTTTAGCACGAATTCTACGCACGTCAAGAATATAGAAAACTCCGTTATCGAATGCGCCGAGACAGCCAACAGTCCAGTCAGGGTCGGGGTTTGATTGTGATGGCTCTGTTCCAGCCAAATCCCAGAATCTGATAATGGATGTGTCTTTTGAGAATGTAGGTATCTCTGATGGTTCTACAACCTCAAAGTTGTTCCTATCAAACATTGACCCAAGCGTGGTTGACCACCAGTCTCCAAACTCCAGCCTCTTTCTTTCCACGGGGTCTAGTTCTGCCAGCATGGCTCGGTAGGAGTCTGGGTCGATTCCGGGGTTGTCTGTAAGCATTGAAGGAATAAATATTCTTCCTGTCTTTTTACCTTCCACCAAGAACCGTTGCCTCACCCAGTTGGGCGCAGGGTTTGTCGCTGCCCTCATACGCAGAGGTACTTGTGCCAGTGGCCCTGATGCCGGTCGGCGGAGACGAGAGAACATATAGCGATAGTCTGATTCTCTAATTTCAGTAACCTCGTCCATTCCGATGAATTGGAATTCGGAACCTTTGTATCTCAGATAGTCGTTAACGTTATTCAAGTAGCCGAATGTGATTCGTGCTCCGCTTGGGAATGTTGCAGTATACTGGTTAGCGTTCCAGTTAACATCGTCATACTGCATTATCCAGTCCCTAAATCGGTCCATGAGTGCTCCGGGTAGAGCAAGGTCGGCGTAAGTTCGTCGGAAAAGGATAGCGCTATAGCCCGGAACGTCCACATATTGGAGTGCCGCCATAATAAGGGCAGATGACTTTCCTCCACCAGCGGCACCACCAAATAATACTTCCTGAGTTGTTGCTTTCAAGAATACCTTTTGTGTCAGAGATGGCTCCTCCACCCAATACTCTGAGCGCTTTGGCTCAAGATATTCTTTGATTTTCTGCCAGTCGGCTGTTTCGTTGGACATATGTGCTTGTCTCCTAGACAAATTCACGGTAAAGTATATTCATGAAGAATCTTGTAAATCGATCTGCAGCGGCACATATTCTTATGTGCGCTGGTATACTATTAATAGGCTTTGGTGTTAGTATACTAAGTTTAGGATGGGGTCTGGCAAGTGCTGGATTCGCTTGCGGTGCGTACGGCTATCTATTAGGGGCTGAGTAATGGCTTGGAACAATACGTCTAGTAAATCTCTTGAAAATATTGTAACTGGTCAGAAAGCGGCTCCCGTCTCAGTCGGTGCACCCATTTCGTACAGTCCTTCAATTCAGGGAAGAAACGAAGGGTACCATGACGGTTGGGATATTGTTAAAGCATACCGTGAAGGTGTGGCTAAAGTAACATGGGTTTTCCGGGCTATAGACGTTATTGCTTCCAACCAAGCACGTCTACCCATGATATTCAGAAAAGACAATAATCCATTTGGTGAAATTGTAGACGACCACTCATTACTACGTCTATTCAATAACACAGCGAATGCTGGGGAAAACGCTTTCGCTTTCCGCTATCGACTATCTTCTCAGTTGTTAATGAGCAGCCGGGGTGCTTTTGTCGAAATTGTTCGTGGACGTAGTGGTGTACCAATTGCTTTGCACCTACTTCCTCCTCAGAATACCTCCCCTATTCCCGATGTAAACAACTTTGTTAAAGGGTTTGAGGTAAAGATAAGCGCAATGGAAAAGCGCACTATCCCACCTAAGAATGTTATTTGGATTAGACGCCCACACCCATTAGACCCGTACCTATCCATGACCCCAATGGAGGCTGCAGGCGTTGCTATTGAATTAGAGAACTTAGCAAAAATTTATAACCGAAACTTTTTGATTAACGATGGCCGTCCGGGTGGTCTCCTTGTCCTTCGTAGCGAGATTGCTGACGAGGATAAAGAGGAGTTGCGCTCAAGGTTTCGTGGGAATATTGGACGTGTTGGTTCGGTAGGCGTGATTTCATCTGACGATGGTGCCGACTTCGTTGATACTGCTGCCAGCCCACGGGATGCGGCATATATTCAAATGCGTACTGTTACAAAAGAGGAGATTCTAGCGGCATTTGGTGTACCAGAGTCGATTATTGGTAACTCCTCAAATAGAACATTCTCTAACGCCATGGAAGAGGGCAAGGTGTTCTGGATGGAAACGATGTCACCCCACTTGGATTTGATTGCTCGTTCATTTGATAGACTTGATGACACCTACTTCATTGATTTCGATACGTCAAACGTCCCCATCCTTGTTCTTGCAAAACAGGAGCGTGAGCGTCACTATTTGACAGAATACCAGCAGGGTCTCATTAGCACCAATGAGTACCGAGAGGCGTCTGGAAGAAAGAAAGTTGTTTCAGACATTGCTGACTCGTTGTTGTCTAACCCCAACCAGACACCAATTGCCAACACAGAAAAGCCAATGAATGAGGGGGCAGACGTTCAGGGAGGCGTTCCCTTAGACGTGCAGGCTTCAGAAGCACAGCAACAGCAGGTCACAGAATTTAGTCCGGAACAAGGGGCATTTGTTCCCACGGGGACGGTTCAAGGGACACAGCGGATTGAGGCTAGCGCCGCTCAAGTACCTAGTGAGTTAAGTGAAGCGGAGGGTGAGCAGAGCCGCCCTTTACAAAATCAATCTCCTTAGTAGATAGCCAAACTAATTTAAGTCTTTTGCCTACTTGGGAAGAGAAAACACTTTATCGTGTAGATTCGATGGAAGACGAAGTGTCTTCGGCTTTAGAGGAAATTTTTGATACACAAGAGCAATTAGTTTTAGATAGATTGAATAGCGACGAAGGTAAGGCCCTTTTTGGCGCTGGCGCTGTAGCGGGAATCCTTTCTGTGTATATGCTGTCTCTTCAGACAAACCAACTAGTTGAGGCAATGGGCGCAGTTTATGACAAGGCCATTTCTGACAATATCACCGAGGGTTATGGACGACAGGTAAGTGGTGAAGAGCGATCCGCTGCATTAGCAAATCAGGCATCTGTAGTTAACTCTTTCAATTCCACGACTCGTGATCAAGTTATTGCAGCACTTGGTGTCGCAGCAGCACTTACTGACGAAGATGGCAGAGATGTTGACATTGCTCTCAAAGTCGCTTTAGCCTATTCTTTAGTTAAAAGTGTTTTCAATAAACTGCGATCAAAGCGTAAGCCTTTAATTATTGATTCTGCTGTATTAGGTCCGTACAATCAGGGCTTACAGGATTCCGTAAAGGAGTCAAGGGACGGTTTAAGTGTTTATAAGCAGTGGGTGTCGCTTCGTGATGAGCGTGTTCGGACCGATCATCGCAAGTTACACGGGGATAAAGTACCTGTAGGTTCCGCATTTTTCGTGGACGGTGTGGCTATCAGGTTCCCTAAAGACCCTCTTGCTCCGCCGCCGCTGACTATAAACTGTAGGTGTGTATTAAAGTTCGGCGTATAATTATATAAAAAGAAAATAGCATGTTTATATAAACACTTCATCATCATCTACTGGAGGGGTGTATCATATGAATGTTGCAATGGTACTTAAGGAGAGTCATGACTACTCTAGTTTCACAAAATCAAGCATCAGAAACCGACGAGGCTTTTGATTTTAAGGCTATTTCAGGCCAAATCGGGATTGATAAAGCGCAAGGAATCGTAGAAGCGTTCGTATCAGGCATCGGTAATAAAGACTCAGTTGGGGATATTGTTATCTCCGGCGCATTTTCTGGTTCCTTAAAGCGTCGCAAGCCTAGAGTTGTATGGGGTCACGACTGGAATCAACCAATCGGTAAAGTTATTGAAATCTATGAAGTACCCAAGACTGACCCCCGGCTTCCTGATAAGATGAAGCAGGCAGGAGTAGGTGGGCTATTTGCCAAGGTTCAGTTCAATTTGAACACAGAGCGTGGCCGTGAGGCTTTTGCTAATGTTGCTTTCTACGGGCATGACCAAGAGTGGTCTATTGGTTACAAGACTTTAGACGCTGACTTTGATGCAGTTAAGCAGGCTAACATTCTCAAAGAAGTTGAACTTTATGAAATTTCACCAGTGCTGCACGGGGCCAATCAGTTGACCGGCACCATTTCTGTAAAAGATGACGAGAAAAATGCACAAGCAAAGGAAGTCACAATCACAATGAATGATTATAAGGGCGGGGCGTCAAACGACGTAGATGCCATGTCGTCCATGATGGGACGCTTGATATCTCGTGCGTTGAATAAGCCTGTACAGATTTTAAACATTGAAGACAACAACGTTATTTTCCAGACCGGTGAGGACATGGTGTGGATGGCGACATTTTCCACAGAAGGAGATCAGATAGCGTTAGGTAAGCCAACTCGTGTTAAGCCTACTATGACTTACGCTCCAGTAGGAGAGGGTGCTCCTCCCGCAATGATGGTTAAAGAGCCAGAGGCCAAAGACGCCGATGAGCCTGAAGGTA